TGTGCGTGACCTGATGGCCGCGCCCATTCCGCGCATCGCAATCGAAAACCCGGTCAGCATTATCAGCAGCCGCATACGCAAGCCGGACCAGACAATTCAGCCTTGGCAGTTTGGCCACGGCGAGGTCAAGGCGACGTGCTTGTGGCTAAAGGGCTTGCCAAAGCTGGAGCCGACCAACGTCGTCGCCGGCCGCATTGCCCGCGTCCATCGCATGCCGCCCGGCCCTGACAGATGGAAAGAACGCTCGCGCACCTTCAGCGGCATTGCCGAGGCGATGGCCGACCAGTGGGGCGGGTATGCGCAAGCGGAGCAAGCAGCATGACTGACGCATCACAAGCAATCGCGCGCCTGCGAGAGTTGCACGCAGAACACCTGAAAGCAGCGGGACCTTTCAAATCGCCGCGCAACAGGAGGCCCCTCGACCATCTGCGCTTGGCCGAACTCGACCGCGATTTCGTGGCGGCTGCGTCTGTCGCGCTCCCCGCGCTGCTGGAGTGCGCGGAGGCTTTGGCGGGGATGATTGAATGGTTTGAGCCGCCAGCTATCGCGATAGGCGGCATGTACGATGGCGAACGTGAAGCGCTAACACAAGCCCGCGCCGCGCTCGACGCACTATCGAAGGACACCCCATGACCCACCCCCACCCCCGCGCGCTGGAGGCGGCCGCAAGGGCTGTCTATAATGCTGACGGACCTCACGTTCACCATTGGGACGTCCAACACCCAATCCGGGCTGATGAGTTTCGCAGCCTCGCCCGCGCCGCCGTCACCGCGTATCAGGCCGCGATGCCCCCGCCCGTATCGCCAGAGCTGATTGCCGGGCTCAACGCGCTGGCCTCACGGCTCACGCAGATGGGCGAATACGATGCGGTCGATCTTATCGACACGGTCGTGGCGCGGCTGACGCCAGCACTAGCGGGGAGCGGGGAGAAGTGAGCCCTACAACCTTTCCAGCACCACAGCGAACCATACCAAGAAGCTAAGGCCTGAGACAGCCAGCAACAGCGTCTTGAGGAATGGCGCGTATCTCATTGCCGCACCCAGACGCGGATAACCCGTTCGGGGTAGAACCGCCCGCCAGCTTCAACGAGGCACTGCCCGTCCCGGTAGGTCACACGCAGGCCACTATCAGCCCAGCGCGCCGCGCAGTCATGCGCATGGCCGGCCACGAACGCCCACGCGCCGACGGCCCCGGCGACACACAGCGCGACAGCGCCGAGCATCGCCGGGTTGGTTACACGTACCTGCAAGGTTAGCTGAACTTCGGACGCAAGGCCCAGAGCATGTGCCAGACGATCAGCCAGACGGCGTACAGCGCGAGGCCGTCGAGGATGGTGTCCAGCCCGATGGATTTGTCATCGAACGGGTTCAAGCCGATCAGGCGAACGCCGACCAGCCAGGTTACGATTGCAACGTAGAAGAACCGGCGAACATTCATCCAGTTCACGGCGCCCCCCTTGCTTGTGATTTCCAGCCCGAGAATGTTCACGTCAAGTCTCCTATGTTTTGCAAATGGCGGCATCAAACGCCGGAGGCCGCTTCTCCGGACAAGCGCAGAAGATCGCGTTGTTGTGGTCCCCGATTGCCTCGGCGGTCGGGAGCGTCAGCACGTCGCCGCGCGAGATCAGGATCGGCGTCCCCGTGGTGCAGAGCGCCTCTTTCCAGATCGCGCCGCTAGTCGCGGTAATGATATTGGGGGAGGCTTTTGGTTCCGTCTGGCAGCTCGACAACAGCGGTATGGCTGCGCACAGCGTCAGCCTCGCGAACGACTTCATTTGTGTTTTCCGTGATCTGGGTGAGGACTTCCGACTCTACTTGCGCGGCTTCGATGTCGCGCGCGTCGTTCACTTCCCTGCGGATGCGCTTGTCGTGCTGCGACAGCAGGAACTTGCCGGTCAGCGCCATCATGAACAGCGCGCCGCACCACATGAGCGCAGTGCGCGCCCATTGTGGCAGGCCCATCCACAGCGCCATCATTTGAGAGGCCGTGTCGCTTTGCGTTCGCCCCAGTGCTGGACGGCTTCCCCGATCACCATGACCATGAAGCCTGAGAACATCTCCATCACGAGCGGATCAGAAACAGCCCCAAGAACCGCGTTGCTGCCAGTTTTGAGCATCCACACACGGCCCGCCACAACCAGGAGAAGGCCCCAAAATCGGCGGGAGTAGATCATCGACTTGGCAGATGATGACCACTCCTCCGACTTTCTCGCAGCGTCTACAGCGCCGGTCTGTTGGCCGATGGGAACGGGCGGATCTGGCAGACGCGGCGGTTTCGGCTCAACCTTTGGCGGCCCTTTGGAAACCGGCGGCGGGGGCTGAGATACGCCAGCCTCCACCGCCGGCCCTGCGACAGCGGGACCACTCGGCTGCGCAGGAACGGGGGCAGATACCAGCGGAGGGGGGTTGGGCTGGGGGGCTTCCTTCTCCGCTGGCTCCGCATCGCCTGGCGCCGGCACGGCTTCAGGCTCAGCTTTGACGGGTTCGGGCTTGACCAGCTCGGACCACTGTTTCTTGAGAATGTGAGACGTGTCAGGCGGGCGCGATGTGTCCAGCCGCGCACGCATAAGGGTGTCTTCCAGAGACGTGCTTTCGTTCGTGTCGATCTTGCCAGCCTCATCGACAGATAGCTGGACCACGCTGATCGAACAGGCGTTCTCCCACGGGAGGTCGCAGAACAGGCACGCCTCAGCCAGCCTTCGCCGGTACAGGCCCTTGAGCGGCTTGCCACCTGCGCGGCAGTTGCGCGGGAACTGCAACAGCGCCGAGCCGTAGCTGCCTGGCGTCATCACCTTGCCCGCGTCTGTCACGCCGCCGTTGAGGCAGGCTTTCAGGCTTTTGGGTATATAGCCTAGATTGAAGACCAAACTTGCGAGGGCATCGAACTCGCCTTGCGTGAGCGGCACTGTGATCTGGTCCCGCACAATCTGCGCGTGTCGTGCCACGTCTTCGTCAAGCAGCGCGTCGGCTTCGGCCAGCGTGATGCGCTTGCCCACGACAGCTACAGGCCCGGTCCTGCCGTATCCGATGGTGGGGATGCCGATAGGGTCGAGGTAGCCGGTAAGGCTCAACCCCTCGAAGTGTCGGATAAGGTCTAGCGCGGCCTTCGACGGGTACAGCTCACTCGGCGGCCTGCGGCGGAGAATTTCTATCGCCATCGTTCTTGTCCTCCGAGAGATCGGCTTTGGTTTCGGTTCGCGCCTTGCGCATGTCTTCGATCAGGCGGCGGCGCGATGTGGTGCGCCCGCCCTTGGCTCCGTTTTCCTGCGCTTCCTTGCGCTTGCTCATACCCATCTGGACCGCAAGCAAAGCCTGCGCGCCGACAGAGCCGCACGCCTCGAGCAGGATCACCCAGAACAGCGCGAACATGTCCCGGAAGGTCACGCCATCGAAGCCGGGGAAATAGCGCGCGGGAGCCTGGAACACCGCAGGCAAAGCCGGATCGCCTACAGCGGCCTCCGTGGCCTGCTGTCGCGCGCCGAGACGGTCTGTTTCGGCTTTCGTGATCACTTCATCCTGCGCCGCAAGCTTGATGCGTGCGTCGTCTTCATAAGCTGCAATCTGCGCTTCGAATGCGGTCAGGTTGTCATTGCCGCCAATGCCGTCAGACAGCACGAGCCGCATGCTTTCACGGGCGCCCGCAACCAGCCTGTCACGGTCGGCGCGAATTGCTTCCTTCTCGCCAGTTGCGCGGGCAATGATCGTGTCGGCGCTTTCCGTTGATGCCGTCTCGGTCTGCGTGATGGCTGCGCCCTTGCGGTAGTGATAATCATTGCCCTCGGTCACGAAGCCCAGCGCCGCGACACCGCAAGCCACAAGCCCCATAACCCAGATGAAGCGCAGCGTGCGGCCGGCAGCAGGGTTCAGCTTGTTGGTCTTCATCCAGACGATTGCCAGACCGCCGAAGATGACGAACGTCCTGAAGACGATCCCCGCAGCCATGAAGCTGGCTTCCATGCCGGGCGGCGCGAGGCTGGAGTAAAATTGGCTGTCCCATACGTAGAGCGTCAGGCACGCCACCACGACAGCGGCCCAGAGCGCCGAGAACGTCACGAAGGACACAGTGAACGCGGGAGCGTGATCCCTGACCCAGCGGCCAGCAGACGCCCACTCTGCTTTTGTGGGGGCTCTCAACGGCCCAGCCCCTGAAACTCAGCCCATCTCTCGAGGCCGAGCTGCATCACCGCGAAGCATCCGACCGCCATAAGCACCCATCCGGCGACAGGGATGCGCGACCATCCCGAAATTTTCTGCGTGTCCTGTACCTGCGCAATTTCTCGCTTGTGGACTGACAGGTCAGTGCGGAGATGTTCGATTGTCTCAACGAGTTTCTGGAGCGCGTGGCGGACTTCCTGGCTGTCGGATTGGAGCGATGCGAACTTGGTCCGCATTTCGGTTTCGATGGCGGTCACCTTCGCTGCGATCTGTTCCACGTCTTCTCCGTTTGCCTTGCGCTTCCTGAGCTGTTCGAAGTCCTCCGCAACCTCACGCAATTCACGCTTGAGCGCCTTGAAGCGCTCGTTGAAATCGTCATCCATTTTCCCAGCCTTTTAGGTTCGAGCGTCAGGCTTCGAGCCAGCGCCCCAGCGTCTGCCTTCGCTCAAGGTCTTGCAGTTCCGACTGCTCGCCCGCAGTGAGGCCGACAGAGCCGTCCTCGTTGACCTTGATTTCCGGGGCGATCAGGTAGTGACGAAGCTCGCGCAGGCGCTGCGAGAGACGCGCCTTGGCGTCGTCAAGCGTCTCGTCTGCCAGCATCAGGTCTGCGAAATGCGTTTCGGGTTCGATGGGCGCGGGCTCTGGCGCCGGTTCTCTGGCCGTCATCGCATCGAGCCGTTCACGCAGCGCGCGAAGCTCTGCGGCAAGGTCGGGCGCCGCTTCCGTCTGACGCGCCGCGAGGATTGCCCGCCACAGCGCCAGGCCCTCGGCTTCCAGCGCGGCCTTGTCTAGCACGGACCATGCCCACGGGGCGAGCTTGTCGCGCTGGACGTACTCAGGCCGTTCAAAGCCCGCCGGGTCTTGCATGTCCGTCCACAGCGGGTTGTCCGTGTCGCTCCAGTATTCTGTGAACGCTTGCGGGTCTGGTGCGGGAAGCTCTGCGATGGCTTCCAACAACGGGACTTCATTCATGCGCAACGAGCACTTGACGTGAGTGATCACATCTCGCTCGCCGACAACTTTCTCGTACAACCAAACGCAACGGGCGTGGTAGCCTGACGCGATTTTATCAGAAGGGTTGGACATGGTTGACCTCTCGGAAGTGCGGCGCATCAGCATGTTGGAAACGCCGGTTCTTGAACGTCTTCAGGCGCTCGCCCGTGAAGGTGAAGGCGGCATTCTGGAAGTCGGCTCCTACATCGGCGGCTCGACTATCGCGCTTGTTAGTGGTCACATGGGCCGCAGGCAGCACGCTGTCATCGACTGCGGCGGCAGCTACCCTGATCAGCCGCACTTGCCCTCTGACGACATTATCCGCGACTGGCGCGCGAACGTGGATCGCTTCGGCGTTGCCGACCATGTCCGCATGTTCGAGGGTTGGAGTACCGACAGCCGCGCGTTCCGTCCCGCCATTGTGCACAGCGGCTCCATCGGCCTGTTCTTCTTTGATGGTGACGGGCGATGCGCTGAACAGTTCTCGGTCTTTGCCAAATACATGCGGCCCGGCTGTGTGGTTGTTCTCGATGACTATTGGGTCGATCCTCAGTTCGGTCAGGAAAAGGCGTCCATCGTCAAGGAATGGGTTGACCGGATGACGCTCGCCGGCGTTCTCGGTGACGGAGAACTCATTGGCGGGACGTGGTTCACGACGCTTCGCCGCAAGATCAACTTCACGCACTATCGCAAGGAAGAGGGGTTCGCGTGGATGATGCCGGCACCGGACCCGATTGACGGGTTGGTGCGCCTCTTTGAGGACGGCAAGCCGCTGGCGCACGCGCAGGTGTCTCACGCCGACATTAGGGAGATTGGAGGGGGTAGATACTCTCATTGGGACTACCCAACTGGTCCGCGCGTCCTGTTCTCGACCAGCGACAATACCGACCCGAACACAAACGGGCGGCGCTATGAGATCCGCGCATCTCACGAGATTTCGACTTCAATCTCGACCACGAACGCATCGCCGTTCGCCCATGTCATCGGATGAGTTGGGCCGACTGACTGCGTGACCTCAAAGTAAATCTTGTTACCGCCGGCGCTGGCTGACGCGGTCCCTGTGAAGTATTGCGTTCCGGTGTCCAAGATGCGGATTGATCCAATCGTCTGCGCCTTCCACACAAAGCCGTTAAACGGTGATGGGAGCTGGACATACCATGATCCGGTTCCGAACGTGGTTGATGCGCCCGCCGTCGCGCCGCATGTGATGCGCAGCTTCTTTCCGGTTCTCTGGATCCGGCCAAATGTGCTTGCCCAAACCGCTGGATCGACCGAGTCGGCTTTGATCGTGGGCGTGAAGGTGTATTCTGCGTGATCAATCCAGTTGCAGTTATCGCCCGTGGCCGTGCTCTCGTCGGCAGGAACCTCCGAAGTAGCCAACACGTTTCCAGAAACGTGGTTGCGCGACGCGGCGCCTTTAAGCGTGAGGCCGCCGGCGATCACATTGCCCACGATGGAGTTGTCGTTGCCGTAGATATCCTGGTCCGGCCCGGTGGTTGCTAGACGGTTTCCATAGAGACGGGTTCGTGTCTGGATGCCATCCGATCCGGAGAAGTCTATGCTTCTTCCGCTACAGCCTGAAATCTCTGTGTTGAACATCTTGTTGACGGCGACGATAACGCCGCCATCCGTAATGATATCCGTGATCTTGCGGTTACCCGCTGTGTCTACGGTCGTCGTTCCTACGATGGATGCATCAGTCGTGTAGTTTGTGCGACGCATCAGGCCGTTGATGACTTCAGCCTTGCTGCCTGCATCCGCCCCGTCAAAGTGAACGCACGCGCCCGCGAAATCATAGATGACGCAATTGACAACGCGCTGCTCGTAGCTCTCGGCATGGGCGCCCATGTAGACGCCCGCTCCGGTATAGGTTCCGCCAGCGCCCGCCAGATAGACGCCATCGATCTCGGCGCGCGTGGCATTCGTCATGATGAACGTAGACGCCACGTTCGCGGCCTTGGTCATTACCGGCAGGCCATGCCCGATGATGCGCTGCGCGCTGAGAAGCGTGAAACTGTCATTATAAGTGTATGATCCATAAGGGATATGCACCTCACCGCCCAAGCCCGCCGCCGTAATCGCCGCTCGCAGTGCAGCCGTGAACCCGCTTGCAGTCGTCAGATCCCCGAACCACTGGACCCAGACAACGCGGGGAACGTCGAGGATGCGGAAGAACCGCCCGGCCCCTCCGCCGTCAATCGCCAGGATCGTCCCGCCGTTCGCCGTTGCGGTCGATGCGCTGTCGTAGAGCCACTGGCCCTGCCCGCCATCGTTTTCGGTTGTGCGGCCTAGCGTCTGGTAAAGCCCGTTGTCCACGAGCCCTGTGCTGGACGTCAGCGCCGTGAGAGCTGCATTGTTGGACACCACGAGAGGCGTCAGGACCGCAGCGCCGGCCGCATCCAGTTCGGCAGGCATATAGATGGTGTCATACGTCACCGCCCCGGCAGCGTCGGTGATGGTGAACGCATAGGACAGCGCGGGGTTGACGTAGAACACGCGCCCCGATGCGCCAAGCGTGGCGGGGTTGCTTGCGGGCGTCGTCAGTTCTGCGTCAGTGTAGAACGTGCGGCGCGTTGCAGTCGGTGCGCCTGCGGATGTCGGAACCCAGCCGTTGACCTTAAATGAGGACGCGACTGTGCCGTTAGCCGCGACGGCGGGAATGTAGAACGGAACGCCAGTTGCGGCCATTGCTCAGGCTCCAATGCGAAAAGCCCCGCCTTGTGAGCGGGGTTGGGTCGTTTGTGGTGGGGGTAGCTCAGGGCGCCAGCGGGTTCCTTGGCGGAGGGGTCTGCGGCGTCTCCACGTTCAGCGCATTGCGTGGGGGGCGGTTGCCGTAGATGCGGGCGAGGTTTTCGTCTGTCGCGCCGCCGTAGAGCATTTCCGCGATGCGGTTGCGCTGTTCCTGCGTGTAGGCTCCAGAGCGTGACAGCATGGCGAGGCCAGCTTCCAGCGGATTGCGCACAGCACGGAATGCATCGGCAGCGACAGCGCCTAGGCCACGGTCAGCCATTCCGGCTTGCGAGGTTGCAGAGCCAAAATCCGGGTCGCGCCGTTGTGCGTTTTTCAGAATGGTCTGGTCGGCGCGGATGCGGGCAACAAGCTTGTCCGCTGCATCCTGATCAAAAACCGCGCCGAACACCTGCCGCATACGCTCGCTGGACAAGCCATCAAGGCCGCGGGCCTTCTCGATGTCGAGAACGATCTTTTCCACAGCGCCCATTTGCAAGGCCGTCAGTGGCTTGCCCGTGAACTTGGACGCAATGGCGCGGACCTTCTCAACCGACAGGCCACCGCCTGCGACTTGTGCGCCTTGCTTGCGGGCATCGCGCATCCGTGGCGCGTCGGCTGCGTCCCGCAAGGGCTTGTACTCTGGCATGAGCGCATCAAGCTCGTCCTTGATCGCGCCGCGCGCCTTCTCAAGCTCATAGGCCGCTTGCCCGCCCGAACGCTTCTGGCTCTCTATGGTGCGGTCAAGGCCACGCTTGACCAGATCCCAGATGCGGGCGTTGCTGGGGGCTTGCCCTGCGGTTGTCTGCAAGCTTTCAGACGCCTGGATTGCGCGCCGCACGTAGGGGCCAACAACCGGGTCATCCGCCAACTGCATCAGGCGTTCCGAGTTGACGCCTGCATTGTCCGCAAACAGCTTTTCGTAAGCTGGGCTGATTTCTTCGGACGCCTGCTTGATGGCCGCGTCAATGTCGCCAGTGACCGTCGCCGGGTCGATCTTCGTTGTCGCCTGAACGTCCGTGAACAGCCGTCCCGTGCGCGTGCGGGCAAGGTCACCAGACTGCTCGCTTGCCAGTTCCGCAGCCCTTCCCGGCTGGCGCGACAGGCCAACGCTGAAGTTCTGCGCGTTCTGCGTCAGGTCGGCCAGCACGGACGGCTTGTCGCCATATTGCGACACGTCGAGCGCGCGGATTTCATCAGCAGAACGGCCGGCAGGGGCCAACGCATTGCGCACGGCGCGCACGGCAACCGCTTCGTTGAAGCCGCCACCCTGAATTGCGCCCCTTGCGGAACGATAGCCACGAGCCGCCATGCGCGGCGCGATCATGCCCGCAAAGGCACCCGTCACCGGGTTGATGATATCCGGCCCGCCGCCCTGATCGCCATCGCCGGGCGCCGCAAGGGCGTCCCCTGCGCTACCGGCAAACGCTCCCACGCCACCGCCAACGATCCTGTCCGCATTGTTGCGCAGGAAGCCGCTCGCCTTGGGTTCTGCGGGGGCGCTGAAGGGCGCGGGCTGCGGCTGGGGGGCTGCGGCTTGCGGAGCGGGCTTGCCCACAGGCGGGGCTCTGGTGGCCTGCACGGCTGCGCGTTCCAGATCGGCCACGTTGAGCGCGAGCGTGTTTTTCGGCACGTTGAGGCCGCGCGCCGCCATTGAGCCGGGAAGCATTTGCAAAGCCGCGAAGCTGCCGTCGATGGCAAGCTGCTGGGCGCCCTCGCCCGCTTTCGCCATGTCGCCTTCGATGAGCCCGGCGCCTGCCTGCTTCGCACCCTGATAGGCGCGTCCGAGGTCGTCCACGGGGCTGATGAAGTCCACAGCCTCAGCAGCGCCGCGCACGGGGTCGCGCGTCGTGGTTTTCGCCCAGCCTTCCAGCGCATTGCCCGTCAGGCCCGCAATCGGAGCTTCTAGGCCGCGCATCACGTCCGTAAACACATTTGGCTGCGAGGTGTCGCCGGTTAGGGGTCCAACTACCTGCTGAGGTTGCGCCCTTGGCTTGGAAAAGCCTCCCGTGCTCGCAGGCGCAAGCGGGTCAGGGACATAGCCCATCGCCTTCATGCGTTCAGCATTTGGCGGCTTGGCAATGAACGCTTCGTATCCGCCAGGAATGTTCGCCGCGGCTTCCTCGATGATGGCGTCAGTCTCGGAGCGCAGAGACGGCCCGGCTTCCGCCTCGGCGCGTTTCCGCTTCGCCTGCGCAACCGCAAGCGCTCGCTGTTGTTCGATTGTGAGCGGCATTACTGGAACAGCGCTTTCTGTTCAGGCGTCATGAACTCCCAGTCTGCGGGGTCCACACCGTCAGGAACGCCCGCCGCCTGCGGCTTGGCAAGCAAGGGCGGAACACCGACGCGCGTCCGTGGTGCGCTCGGTGCTGCTGCCGGCCGTCCCGGCAGAACGGGGGCTTTGGCGGCTTTCTGGCGGGCGATCTGGATGCCCTTCTGATAGTAGCGCTGCAACTCGTCCATCGCCTTAAGCGCTTCGCCAACCGTGATGTCCTGATTTTGAAGGCGCGTAACGGCAGCGGTTGCCGCCCTACCTTCCGTCTCGGTGATGGCGCCGCCGCCTTTGAGCTGGTCGAAGGCGTTGAGGAACGCTTGGCTGACAACCTGATTGACGAGCCCTTGCACGTCTGCGCCATCGGTTCCGGGGATCGCGTACAGCTTGCCCTGCATCCCGAAGCGCTGGCCGATATTCCGGCTCTTGAGGTCTGCAATGGAGTTGATGGCGAGGCTTGCGCGTTGTTCCACGGTCGGAAGGTCGAACGCCGCTTGTCCCTGCGCCTTGCCCTGCACTTCCGCACTCGCCACAGCCGCACGGTTGCCTGCAACGTCTGCGATCGGCGCAAGCTCTGATGTCGTCAGCGTGCGCTTGTCCACAGCGACAGGAACGCCACCGACTGACGAAATCTGCGGCGGGACATAGGCGTTGCGGCCCGTGCCTCTGACCGTCCCGTCCGACATGACAAGCATCTGCTCGCCTGTCGCTTGGTCGATGAAGCCTTGGAATGCACGGGTCGTCTCGGCTTCGGTAGCTCCCTCGAACACGGTTTTCCAGCTTCCGTCAGCCTGACGCTCGACAATCTGATTGCCGACCTTCTGGATTTCGGGGCCTTGGTTGGTCTGCGGTGATGGCTCGCGCACAAGGTCCATCTTGCCCGTGGTCGGGTTGAATGAGCCCACGCCACCATCGCCAAGGTTGACGCTCTGAAACTTGACCGGCTCTGCCACTTCCGGCCCTATCCCCGCCTGCGCCGACAGCGCCGCGATCTGCCCGTCTAGCGCCTGGTCCGTGAACTTCGTGACGTCCACCGGCACCTGCGAGACGTCCTGTCCGATGATCTTGGAAATCGTCGGCGCGTTCTGCTGCCACCACTGGCCGCGCTGCTGTTCCGGCAAGGCGCGTTGCTGTTGCATCAGGGCGAGCGTCTGTTTCAGCTTGTCGCCTTCTGCGGTTTTCGCCTCGGCCTGGCTGGCCTTGTAGCCTTCCGGGTCGAAGCTCTTGCGGAAGGCGTTCAGCCCGCCGCCGATTGCTTGCATTAGTGCATTGTTCGGCGGGGCTTGCATTGGCTGCTGCGGAGACATTGGCCCCGGAGCGTTCGCTTGTGCAGGCGCAGGCAGCGCCATTTGCGGGTTCATGTTAAGCGCAGCCGACTGCATGGGCTTCTGAACCATGCTTGCCGCAAGCGGGTTCTGGATCATGTCGTCCACCACTTATTCTTGTTGCCGTAGTCCACGATACCGCCGACGGCATCGCTGATGCCGGTTCCATAGCCCTTGTATGCGGATGAAAGCGCATTGGCTCGAGCATCACCGGCTTTCATCATCGCATTACCCGCGTTGACGCCGTAGTTGCCCGCAGCGTTGGACGCGAGCTGCGAACTGGTCTGGCCCATGCCTGCGAGGTTGGCGAGCTGGTTCGTGTAGTCCCCGAACGCGCCGTAGGTGTTGCCCGCCAGCGTCTTCGCATAGCGGCCTTCCGCAGCCCCGCTGATGGACTTGCCGGCCGCGCCGAGGTTGCCCTTGATCTGGTCGAACTGGCCGTCGCTGATCGTCGTCGCCAATTTGGCATAGGGCGAGGCGTAGAACTCCGCGAGCGGGTTGGACGGCCCGCCCATCGCGCCGCCAGACTGCCCCGCCATCTGCGCGTCACCGACAGGCATGTTGGTCTTGTCAGCCATCGGCGCGAGCGTGCGGCCCTCGTTCTTGCCGAACTGGTTGAAGTGCCAGTTTGCGTAGGCGTCCTGGTTGCCGCCAAACAGCGCCTTGATGTCGGGCTTTGCCCACTCGGCCTGAAGGTCAGGCTGCTGCATGTATGCGGCGTAGTCGAACCCGCCGGGAGCCTGCGTGGCGACTGTCTTCCAGTTGTCGCCGCCGTCGCGGATCATGCCGCCCAACGCGCCGCCGACAGCGCTGCCGAGAGGACCGCCTAGGAATGTGCCAGCGATGCTTCCGACAGCGCCCGCCGCCGCGTTGGACCCGCCGCCGCCCGAACGCCCCTGCACAGGCTGGCCTGCGCCGAGGTTAGGCAGCATCTGCGAGCCGCCCTGCATGTTCATCCCGCCGCCGCCATACGCCGCCTGATAGTCCTGCGGGGCGATGCCGAACAGCGCAGCGAGCTTGTTGGAGGCAGCCCCGCCCGTCATGTACCCCGGCGCAGCAAGACCGCGCTGGTCCATGTAGATCTGGCGCTGAAGCGCGGTCGTCTGGTTCGCCGCGTCCTGCTGCGCTTTGGCTGACGCCTGCCCGCCCTGGCCTTGCATGTAGCCGCCAGCCAGAGACGCGCCCGCATTGATCAGCGCGGGAGCGTTATCGACTGCGAACTTAACAACCTGATCCCACATTCTATGCCGTCCTGATTTCAAAAAGTTACGGCGCGACGCCTTCAGCGTAGATCGCAACGCCGATTGATATGCTTGCCGTCGCCGCGAGGCTGTCGGTAACCGTACAGGTTGCGATGTCCTCCGTGGTCGTGCCGATGGACACGAACCCGGTGAAGCTGGTCGTTGCAGATGTTGACGCGCCGATTGTGAAGTTCGCCAAGTCCAGAACCCACGCATAGGTGTAAGGCCCCGTCCCACCCGTTGGCGTCACCGTCACCGCGTTAGTCGTCGCGGTTCCCGAACCAACACGATCACCGAACGCGCTGGAAGGCGTTGCAGAGGCATAGAAGCCTCCCGGCGCTGTCTGGCTCGCCAGTGTGGCAATGCCCGCAACCGCTCCCGTTGCCGTCGCTTGCGCCTGCGCTGCCGCAGCCTGGGCCTGTGTCACCCCACTGTTGACGTTGTCCGTGAACGTCACGCCGCCCGTGAGATACTTGTACCACTCAGGCGTTAATCGCCCGTCCTTGTCCACAAGCGGCACGGCCAGCGATGGCGGTTTAGGAGCCCGCGCCATCACAGATCCTCATTGACCAGAACGCCCAGATAGGCAGCCGGCGCGGGGTCGGACTTGCTGAACTGGAACACCATGCCCGCGAGCTTCGTGCGCCCGCAGCGATGCCAGACTGTACGCTGGTCGTAGACACCCTGCGCGCCGAGCTTGCGGTCACGCCAGTTTGTCCACGTATTGCCGCCATCCACTGACGCACGCATCCGCACGATGGGATTGACGCCCTGACCCGTCGCCACGCCTACGCCCTTGGCGCTCTCGAGCCGCAGCGTTGTGATCGGAAGGCTATCGGGAACTCCGCTCATGTGCGCTGTGAACTCGCGCACGATCTCCGTACCCATCGTGGAAGCGCTCGCCATGCTCTCGGACGTGTAGTCCCGGCTCAGCTCGTCAAACTGCCCCGTGCCATCGCAGACAAACACCCGGCCCGCAGCCGTGATGATGTCCGTGTATCGCCACGAGTTTTGCAGGTTGGTCCCGCGCGTGTGCCATTCCTGCGTCAGCACGTCGAACACCATGCAGGCGGTCGGCGTCCGGTAGCTGATGAAGATGTGGCCACGGTCCTGGTAGGTCTTGCCAATGATGTTGGCCGCGCCTGCCGTGCGCAGCGCCGCAGATACCCACGGTTCCGAGACGATGGGCGAGCCGCCCTGTCCCAGCCGGCGGACGTTGAACGCCTCGTCCACGAAAAACAGCGAGTTGTCAGCCTTGACGATGCCATCCCGGCACGCGCAGCCGACTTGCTGCGTCATGCCCGCCTGCGCCGCGAAGGGGTCCGTGCTGTCTCCTGTCTGCGACCAAACCTCAATCGTCTGCGAGCCCAGCAGGTAGTAGAACTCGCCCAGCACGCGGCCGGCGATGATGTCGTCAGGCGAACTCTCAGCCGTGTAGTAGTTCAGCGCCGTCACGTCATCGAGGTCGAGAACAGCCGTAAAGCCAAAGCGGTTCTTATAGGTGAACAGCCCGCGCTGCCCGAGCGTGTCCACGGACGTGAACGCCGAGGCGCTTGCGTCAGACAGAAGCGTTGCAAACTGCGGATCGGCAACAGCCGCGATGGCCGTGCCCGTCGAGACGTACAGCCCGCCATTGAACAGGCCAAAGCCCTCGGTTTCCGTAAATGCGAAGTCGCCACGATCCGTCCCGGCAATGGTGCCTGTGAGGCTTCCCGTGGCGTTGGATCCCGGCGCGAAGGTGGACAGGGTCGTCCCCTGCGCGATCAGCACTTTGCCCGAGGCGTGACCGTCTGCCTGCCACATCCCTCGGCACGCGCCAGCGAAGTCGGCACGCTGGAGACTGCCAGGCGCTTCAATGAGAACGTTCTCGCGCTGCGGATCGTTCGGATGCGGTTCCCGGTAGACGTTGTGGCACTTCTTCTCAGCCAGCCCCGTAACAACGGCAGAGGCTGCGGAAGTCGCCATAGGCACGCGCATCAGAAGTATTCCGCCCGCGTCGGCTTGTTGAACCGCTCGCCGCTGGACACCAGCCGCCGCAGGTTGCGCTCCGCTGTCGGCTCATAGGTCTGACGGAACGATGCAGCCTGTCCGCCGTCCATGTAGTCGTCAGCCGCATGACAGGCGACATACATAGCCAGATCCTCGAGCATCGACTGCGGGCAAGCACTGTCGGACCAGTAGGCGATGCCGAGGTCACGCAGCTTCTCGTTGACGCTGGCAATCAGCCCCTCGATCAGCGCGGTGTCCTCGGCTTCAGCCGTCTCGCCTGCTTGCAGCACCTTGAGCTTTTGCAGCACGCGGTTGCGCAGCTCGGCAAGGGTCGCGTCAGCCATTGACCACCTCGCCCTCGATCACTTCCAGCGGTTCGCGTGTCGCGCCTTCCAGCGCCGCGCGCAGCCGTTCGATGCCCCAGCGCTTGTCGTAGTTTGCGCCGAGGTCGTCCAGTTGCTGCTTGATGATGGCGCGTTCGTCCTGTTCCCGTGAGCCTTTCGGCTCTGGCGCATCCTGCGGAACTTCCGTGAAATACGGATGGTTCCGCAGTTTGTTGACCTGCCAGGGCAACAGGTGCCCGACATCAACAGGAGCGCCAGCCGAAAACGTGACGCCGTAGAGGGAGGCGAACTCGTCGCCCCCCTCATCGTCACCTTTCCAGATGAACACCGACATTAAACGGCCAGCGTCGGATCGACCACGTAGTACACGACGAGCGAGATGGTGCCCGTGTGGCCTGCGTTGCCGGCTACGTTGGCTTCGACTTGCAGCTTTGTCTTCTTCGTGAAGAACGGCAGCACGCCAGTGGCGAGAATGCCGCTCAGCGGGTACATGAGGCCCGCAACCGGCGACACGTTGCCAAGGGCAAACGCGTCACCCGTCAGCACGCCGAGATTGCCAAGCCCGTCAGGGTCGGCAGCGTCATATGTTCCCGACCCGCCGTTAGCGGCCCAGCCGAGGTCCATGTCCAGCGTCTCCGTGCCGGTATCAAGGTCGGCGCCGTAGAACATGCCTCCGACGACAACCGCCCCGGCCGGAACCCAGCACATTTCGAAGATGTCGCCATCTTCGACCGCAGCCCCGATTGTGTAGGAGCCGTAAGCGCACTGGAGAACGCCAGCCAGGGAAGGACCCGCAATCGGGAAGCCCGTTGCACCGCGCGTAGCGGTGAGTGTTTCAGCAACCATTGTTCAGTGCTCCTTACGAGTCGGCGGCGGCTGCGAAGAAGCACGACACCATGCCGTGTTGCTTGCCGTTGTATGCGAGTTTCTTGACGCCAAGCAGTTCCTCGATGGCAACGCCAGGGCGGAACTTGTAGTCCTTGTCCATGTCGCTGCGCGGGGTCGGCTCTTGACCCCATGCGATGCCAACCGCCTGCGCGCCGCACAGGAACACCGGACGGACGTCCGTTGTTCCAGAAGCGCCGGCGTTGGTCAGGTTGTAGGTGCCGGTCGATGACACGTCATCGATTTCAGGCACTTCGCGATGGATGATCCCGTCATACAGGAGGTCGCCGTCCTGGAAGATCGGGTTGTCGTCCATGCCAGAGCCTTCACGCGAGCGAGCCTCACGGTTCGCCTGCGTCATCGTGGTGTCGGCCTTCAGGTCGCGGAATGTCCGCGCACCGTGGAACGCCACGTAGTATTCCCGGCCGTCCGCTGTCTTGTACGGGCGGATATGGGGGTCAGCCGACTTGGCGATGCGCTTCGCCAGCGACATCGACGCAACCGTGCATTTGTCGTCGGTCGTGTCGAGCGTCGCCGTGGCGGTTGCCCAAGTCGCGGAGTAGTTCGACTTGAGCTTGCCGAAAAGCAGGCGGTCAGCGTTCGCAGCCGCGTAAGCGTTGCGGTTCGCAGCCGACGAGCTTGCAAGCGTGACAGTCGTGTCGCCAGTCGTGACAGCCGACAGCATAGCCGTGATGACGTCATCGCGCAGCTTCTCCGCTTCCCACTGGCGCAGCATGTCTTTCGCGGCGCCGTACAGGTCAATCTCGGTCTTGTAGCTGGTCGATTTCGGCACGCGCACGCCGTTCCTGCGCCAATCGACGGAGATTGCGCAGTTGTAGTTGCCGAGTTCTTCCTCGGCGCCGTCGAGCATGGTTGCCCCGCTCACGCCCTGGCCGACCAGTTTCGTGATCAGCGGGATGTTGATGGTCTTTCCCGCTTCTTCCTGCAGCTCATACTTGGCGATGATGATGGATGACGACGAGCGGCCCATGTACGGCTTGAAGCCGGATGCGCGGACATACTCAGCGTAGTATTGGCTGATCCACTTCTGTTTTTCAGAAGCAGAAGCCAGCATGACTTCTGACATTGGTTATCCTCTGAATAGGTTGTCAAAGGCATTGCCCGGCCCAACGGGGACGGAGCCTGCCCTTGCTGCCGCTGGTCTTCCGACCACACTCGGCGGGGGTTGCTGTGACGATGGGGCCGGCGAGACGCCTTGGCCCTGAAGTTCAGCCAATACCTGCGCGCGGATCTTCTCGGCTTCGCTCTTGCGCCAGGCTTCCGGGTCTTGCCCGATCTCTGACATCAGCTTGTGCTGCTTGTGCCATTTCACCACGAAATCATATGGGTGGATCTGGCCTTGCAGTTGCTGTTGCAGCATCGGGTTCTGACCGACAGCGGCAAGAAACGCCTGTTGCGCCTCGCTCACGATGTCCTCGCCGTGGGCCTGTCGGGCCATCAGCTCGGACGTGTTGAGGCGTTCATTGAAGGCGATGCGCTGCTGTTCAGCGAGCGCATACTGGATGATCCCCGAAGGGTCAGTCGGTATCTGCTCAGGCTGTTGCGGTTGCTGGTAGCGTTGGAGTTGGGCTTCGAGGTCTATCCGCTTGGCAGTCTCGGCTTGTCGTTTGTCGCGCTCGTCTAGAAGCGCGGAGATGGGGACGAAACGCCCTGTTTCCGGATCACGCGCCCTGCCATCGCCTTGCGGCTCGGGCTCGGGTGCGGCTGGCTTCTCGGCTTCGATCACCGGAGCGGATGGCTCAGGCGCAGCGGCGGCCGGTTCGTCAGCTTCGTCCAGAAAGTTAAGTTTCTCATCGCTCATCGTTCGACCTTCCCGTAGTCGTCACGCAATCGCCCGAAACAGCGGCGTCCTGTTTGACGCCCGATTGACCCCGGCGGCGGGTACGAAAAAACCCGCCTGATCAGGGCGGGCCTTGCATCTCGAATTGTTGCGAAGCGTTACGCTGCCATCAGCAGCATGATCGCCTCGTCCTCGTCTTCCTGTTCCTGCGCAGCGCGGGCCAGTGCCTCGGCGCGTTGCCGGTCGTATTGCTCGAGCGCCGCGACAATCGCGGCCTGCGTCCTGGCAAAGGCTGCATCCTGGCGCGCGATGATGTCTTGCGCTGCCAGCGGCGGGATTGCCGGCCGCACCATCGGCGGTTGCCAATCGTCCCCGAAGTCCTTGGAGACGGGCTCAGGCTTCTTCTTCTTGCGCTTCTTGTAATAGTAGGGGTCTTCAAAGCCGCCTTGCGAGCGCGACTGAACTTCTTCAGTACCCTGACCTGACAGCGTTGCGGTGAACTCGGACGAGCCCGCAAAACTGCCAGACATCGCGTTAGGATCGGTTGCAGTTTCCTGCCCGCCCGCCGCCTTGAAGTAGAGCGCTTTCCAGTAGTCGGCTGAGAAGAAATTGGCCATCAGTCGAGGTCGTAGGTTATGGCGGTTCGATTGCCGTCCGTGTCCACGCTTGCCACGATGCGGTTTGCGCCGTCAGCCACCGCATTGCGGATCGTGATGGTAGCCGTCCCGCCGCCGCTGATCTTGCCCGCCGTTGCCGCCGTCACCAGACGCAGCGCCTGCCTCAGCGTGAGGCCCGTCTCAACGTCTTCCTGATCGAGCAGGTAGGACGAGAACCCTTGCGCCTCCAGTGTGATGGCCGGGGCAAATGAACCCGACACGGACCCCGTCGCATACCGGATCGCCTCGAAGCTTGCGACACCCGTAAAGGCCCCAAGCATGTGTCCGGTCGCCACCACAGCGCCTGAGAACGTCGCAGCGCCTGTGAATGATCCAACCGCACCCAGAGCCGCCGTGACGTTGCCTGCGAAGGCTCCAACACCGGCAAATGAGCCGACACCCGAAACAACGAGCTGACCCGTGCCGGTGAATGTCGCAGCGCCATCGAACGTGCCGACGATATTCCGGCCCGCAGCAATCCCGCCAGACCAGCTTGCAACGCCGATGCTCTCGGAGTGGCTGGACAGACCACCAGGCTTCTGAGGCAGCATCCAGCTTGAGGGATGCAGGTGGCCGCTTGGGATACCCGACTTGGCCGAATAGCCTTGAGCCGTGAAGATATTCCGCTTTGTGCCCGCCTTGTCGTTGTTGCTCTGAAGCGCAGGCGGATAAGCGTTGTTGCTCTGTGTCGCCCCGAAGATACGAACGCCCGCCGATGCGTCACGGAAGCCGTTCTGGAGCAAAGCCATTAGAGCGCATCCGCTGCTTCCTGAAAGCCCGCATTGATCAGGCGCTGTTTAACCAGTTCCGTATGCTGCGCAATAAGAAGCGCGGCCAAGGTAAACGGGTTGCCCCGCCAGCTTGCGAAATCGTTGATGATGTCGAGCAGAGATTTATCCATCAGCCGCCATATCCCCAATCAAAATCCACCATGATCGATCCGGCAGAGGTCGTGGCGCCGGTCTGGAACATGAGAAACTGGATGTTCGCCCCGTCCTTGATTTGCGGCAGCGACGGGAAGGCGTTCACGAAGTCCAGCTTGGTATAGAGGCCCGTCGCCGGGACCGGGATAGTCCACAGCGGCCGGCACAGGCCGATGATGACCGTACCCGATGCGTGCGCCGTGCCCGCCCAGACCAGCGAGACGATGTCGGACACACCCGTGTCGCCCGCCGCAAGCGGAAGGAACGGGTTGTACTTGTTGGCCGCAGTCCCAGAGTTGAGCAGTTGACCCACGCCGAGCGAGGCCGTGCTTGTGAATGTGGTAGTCGCACCAGCGCCGCCGCCCGTGTCCAGATAGTTGACAATGCAGGTCGGCGCGTTGGCGCCTAGCGCCGTGTCAGCCGCCACGAACATTTGAAGACCGGCGCCATTGGCGTAGCGATCACCCGTGCTGCCCGTGTTGGAAATCGCCGTCATGGTCACGGTCTTTGTGCCCGTGGTCGAAACGTTGGTTCCCGACAAGGGCACATAGCCAACGAGGTCAATCGCCATCAGATACCACGGCGCACCCGCAGCCGCGACCACTGTCGCGCCAGCCGTCAGGAAGTGCTTCGTCGCTGTCGAGACGTTGCCACCATGATAAAGCGTTCCCTCGCCCCATGTGTCATTGGTCGCTACGTAGGTGAGGTCCGCTCCCGCAAACGTCGCAGCCGCAGGAAAGCCCGCATGGCCAGCAAGCAGCGTCCAGTGACCAGCCGTTCCGGCAGATGAAAGGGTTTTGTTGGAATAGACGTTGCCTGTTTTGCCGTTGGTCGTGATCTGGTTGATTAGGTCGTCCTGTGAAGACCAGCCCATGCGTCAGTTCCACGTTGTTTCAAGAATGCCCGCCAGGATCGACGAGGCGAGGGAGCCAGCGTGACCGGCTGCGAAAAGGTTAAGCACTGCGCCGTCCTTGATCTGGCGCGGCCTGTGATTGATGACCGAGGCGAACTCGTCGCACGCGCCGTAGCTCTCAAGGTTGCCAGTCGTTGTCCTGCGGCTTTCCTGCGTCACGAAGCACTCAAGGATAGGCTGCACGATGACCAGCGCCATCAGCCCGCCGCCGCCCGCCGTGAAGGTCACCGACTGAATAGACCGCACGCCGCTGTCACCAGCTTGGAGCGACAGGTACGGGTGATAGCTTGTGGCGCTCTGAACGCTTGAGGCCACCACCTGACCGCCACCAGCCACCGCGAAGGTGAAATGGTTTTGGCTTGTCCGTCCTGCCGTGCCGTCCTGATTAGTGTATCTGAACGTGAACTGGCCCGTGGTCGATGACGCCGACTGACCCACCGCTATGACCCTGCCGCTTGTGTAGCGAGGCAGCGACACCGTCTGAATCATGCCCTGCTGTTCGCCTACCGCATCGGTATCCACGAATGGATAGTACATCAGCAGGTCAGCGAGAACGATTTGCTGACGCCCGCTCGTCGTGCTTGTCGCGCTGCTCGCCGCGCTCATCAGCTTCAGGTTGCGCAGCCATTGCGTTGCAGGCGTTACGGTCGGGACGTAGATGCCGCGCGCTGCATCCACATAGGCTGCTTCAAGCGGTGAGGATGCGTAGAAGTTGGCAGTCGGCGCACCCGGAAAGTAGCTGTAATCAATCCATGCGCTCGTCGTCGTGGCCGTCGATGAGACAGCCTTGCGGAAGCTGGTGAAGTGGCATTGCCCAGCGTTGTCCGCGTCGGTCCATGCGCGAAGGTTGCGGAAGCCAGCCATGCTGATCTCGCCTCAATTCAGTCTTCGGTGCCGTCCAGGTCACCGGCAGCGAATTGTGGCTGAATACCCGACGAAATCGCCAGCGAAGCCGACAACGCACCCCGATACAGCACCTTGCCCGTGCCGCTCGATGCCGTGCCAATCGCGAAGTATGTCGCCGTTTCGGAACCGCCCGTGCATTGCGGAAACTGCACAAGCGCAGCGTTGGTCACGGCGTTGCCCGACACCGTCCAGCCCGCGCCAGAACGCGCGACAGCGACCCGCGCATAGCTCGTGTAAGCGCATTCGTTCGTGGTCTGGGTTCCAGCTTCGCCCGGGTCGCCCGTGTGAAGCGACACATAGAGCGAGCCCGCCGTAGCTGACGGTTGCAGGCCCGATGCGTCACCAATGAGCGCCGCTGCGGTGTTGTTGAAGATCAGCAAAAGCAGATCGTTCTCAAAGGTATTGCCCTTGCTCATTATTCAATCCCTATCGGCTTGCCATCCGCACCACGGACGATTGACTTAGGCTTGCTCAGTGCCGCAGCCAGGGCTTGCAGGCCCATGCCCACAGCATCCCCGCTCTTGTCCGGCTTCTCGGTTTCCTTGGGCTTCGACGCCTCGCGTTGCGCGCGATTGTCCTCTGCCATCGCCTGCCGGTCGGCCATGCGTTCGGTCAGCGCGGAACGCTCCCGTTCCATCTCGACGTTCGCCGCCAGTTCTTGCTGCTTCAGCCCGAGTTCAGCGCGCTTCAGGTCGAGTTCGGCCAGCTTGAATTGCAGTTCCTGCTGCTTGATCTGTAGTTCCTGCGCCTTGATAGCCGTCTCGCCCTGCGCCTTGACCTGTTCAGCCGTCATCCGCTCGCGCTCTAGCTCAATGTTGGACTGAGCAAGGGCACCCTCGTTCTGCGCCTTTGCCATGTTCAGCGCGGCGGAGCTTTCCTTTGTCGCGATCTCGGCCATTGCAGCGCGTTCGGCCATCTCGGCCTGCTTCTGCGCCATCGCCTGCGCCTCGGGGCTTTGCTCGCCACCGCCCGACAACAGTTCCGTCATCTTCTTCTTGCGCTGCGCCGGCAGGCTGCTCGCCTCGATCAGCGCCAGCGCATAGGGCGGAGGCAGCGCGGCCAGTTGCGGCATGATCTGCGCGAGTTGCTCGAACTCCTCGCTTTGAAGCGTGACCGTGTCCGGTCCCGTCTCAAGGATCACGTCCACGTCCATCTGCGCCACGGCGTTCTGTACCATCGGCTGGCCCGTCATCGGGTCAACCTGCACCTGGTTCAGCCCGATGAATTGCGTCGCCTGCTCATCGTCCGTGATGCGCACCCACTTCGGGGCTTTCCAGAATTGCTTGATCCTGGCCCATGTCGCCCGGTAGACGCGCAGCTTGAAATCATTGAACCGGTCATAGAGCGGCGCGAGTTCGGCAAGCCCCGCCTGCTGCTGCGCAATGATGGCGCGTCCGCTCTCGCCTTCCGTGCCTTTGCCCTGCAAGGCGTTGTTCGGCCCGAGAAGGTCAATCTCGGCTTTCGCTTCCTGCAACATGTTCAGGTTGCCGGTCGTCTCCTGCGCTGTGTCCAGCACTGAGACGGCTTGCGGGTCTACAACCTCGACCCACCCATCAGGACGCGCAATCTCGCGCTTGGCCTGGCCGACATCAGCCACCGCACCCTGTTGGGCCATGACGCGCCGCGAATGCAGGAAGTGGACGGCCTTGGACCGGCGATGGTTAATCTCGTCTTGCGGCCCGCGCATGTCGTGGACAACGCCATAACGGGCGTTCTCGCGGTCCACGTAGGCCGAGAATGCCTCGATTGGGCAGACGGTCTTGCCCTTCTCGTCGCGGTAGTAGCTCGGCCCGTCCATCACCAGCGTGGAGCCAACAACCACCGCGTAGTTATGTTCGGCGCCCTGCTTGTAATAGAGCTGGCAGACCTGAACCCTTCTTCTTTTGCGGTCGATCCACGTCCCGGACGACGGCTTGTCGTCTACAGACTGGTCCGCAACGAACGCCTTTTCCGAGCCGGTAATGCCCGCTTCGATCTCCTTGCCCTTGTCGGGGTACAAGCTGATAGCGTCGTCCGCGTCCATCCACTTCAGGACGCCCAAATAGCGCGCATCGCTGAAATCGTGGCGGCTGCTTCTCGGGTCGAAGATGAACTCGTCCCACGGGATCAGGTTGACGCGAATGTCTTCCGGCCCGTCCATGATGACTTCGGCAGCGCCCGCGCCCTCGATCATCCCGCATTCAAAAGCGCCAGAGAATATGTTATTGAGCCGCGTCTGGTCGCTCACGAACCGCAGCGCCTGCGTCACGATGTCGGCTGACTGCTCGTCGCGTGGCGTGCGCGGGTAGGCCTTGGGATCGGTGCGGCGGTTGCGCTCGACGCCGAGAATGCTGTCCACCTTGCGCTTGATGCGATTGAAGACGATAGGCGGCTGGCCGCGCTGCTTGAGGGTCGCGATCTCCTCACGCGTCCATTGCTTGCCGTCGTAGTAGTCGCGCGCCAGGGCCGAGCGGTCGCGGGCCTCTTCCATCGTGTCGAGATACTCGCGCACCATCTTCCGGATACGCTCGGCACCGTCCTCGCCCGCTTCGGGCTTGGCAGACGACATGCTTACGATGTTTGCCAATTCGTGCCTTTCAAGCGCAGCAGCAGCTCACCGGCAACCCAGAGCGAGGGGTCTGACGTGAGATAGCAAGGCACTTCGTCACCGCCCCAATGCATCAGGCGACCACTGCGGAACACGTGCGGCGCCCCGTTGCGGTGCGGCAGCACAGCCGCGATGCGCTCCCCAAGCGATGATGAGGTTGGTGTGGTCACAGCACTCGCCAATTGTCTGCCTTTGCCGGGGGTCGGTAGTCGCGTGGTCGCGTCAATGGTTGAGGCGCGGCAGGCGTGAAACCTGGATGCGCCATGTCGATCACCATGCCCATCAGGGCGCAGGTATCGACCAGATCGTCGTGCTTGCCGGCCGGGAAGCTGAGAAGCTGGTTCAAGACCTTCTCGCCCAGATCCGTCTTGGGCAAGCTCACCTTGCCCATCGCAGCGCGAGCCTGGAATGCCCTTGCCCGGGTCGGCTTGTCCGAGATGGACGGTATCCATTCCGTTCGCGCAAACACGCGGAGCTCATTCATGCGCCGGGTCAGCATCGGCTTGACCGCCTTCACGATGACGCCAGCCTCTCCGAAATAGCATAACGGGCGATGCTGCTTGAACAGCCGCAGCAGTTCCTCAATCCACACGTCCGCCGAGGTCTGGCCTGTCCAGCCGTCAATCAGCGTCAGCGTGTCCTCGTGATAGTTCCACACGAGATGCGCGGTCCAATCGCCGCCGTCCTCTGTCACCGCGTAATCGCTGGTGATGTAGATGTGACCCTTGGCCGGCGCGTCATCGTGGCGCTTGAACCAATCGCGCAGGAAGAACGTGCCATCGTCGGGCGTCGGGTTCTGCTGGTACAGGGCTTCGAAATCCCTAGGCCCAATTGCAGCCTTGATGCGCTTCAATGCGTCTACGTTGTACCGCTCAGGCCAGAGCGCCTGGCCGTCCTTGATCGCTGGCAGGTTGACCTTGACCCACTTGTCACCGCCGTTCTGCTCCGCCTCGAGGAGCCGCCCGCCGAGATCGTCCTCGTGCCAGCGAGTTTGTATCAATATCACAGCCCCACCGGGCATCAGGCGGGTGTAAGCGGTTGACGTGTACCAGTTCCAGATCGTCTCGCGCCGTAGCTCGCTCTCGGCTTCCTCGCGGTCCTTCACAGGGTCGTCAATCAACAGGATGTGAGCGCCGCGACCCGTGACGGCCGTGCCGACACCAGCCGCAACGTAAGCGCCGCCCGCGTCCGTGTTCCACCTGCCGGCCGCGCGACTGTCTTCCGCCAGCTTCACGTTAAAGAGGCGGCTGAACTCGTTCGTCCGGATGATGTTGCGGACCTCGCGCCCGAAGTCCGAGGCGAGATCCGAGTTGTAAGACGCCGCGATAATCTGCTTGTCCGGGTTCCGGCCCATGTACCAGGCCGGAAAGCGCCTCGATGCCAGTTCGGACTTGCCGTGCCTTGGCGGCATGAAGATCATGAGGCGGTCGATCTCGCCCCGCTCTACCGCTTCCAGCTTCTCGGCTATCTCGGAATGTGGCGGCGCGGGTTCGTAGGCGTGGTTGGTGTATTCAGTGAACGGGATCAGACCCGTTCGGGCCTTCCGGCGTTTCAAAAGCTCCAATGCTGCCGCTTGTGGCGATATGTGCGAGGTCGCTATCGCTAAGTTCGCTTGGCTCATGCTTGTGCGAGAATGTCCCGGTTATGCTTGACAGCTTGGGATGGATGAACGCGGCGGCGGCTTGAGCCATCGCGTCACGGCGCTTCTCGTCTGCGGTGTGGTCGCGCATCACGCGCAACATATACTCGAGCGGCATCTCGCCTTGGCCGGCAGCTTCAAGCGCCTGCTTCGTTGCCTGCGCTTTCGAGCCCGGCTTTCTGCCTGCTCCTGGTCTGCGTCCGCCGTTTGTGCCCATGATAATTTACTGAATGATAATCAGATTGTTCAGGACGCGTAAGTCCAGCCATAGTCACTGCGCCAGTTTCCGTTGACCTCGGCATAACGCAGCTTCTCGATGCGCACGCGGCCATCGCTGAACGTCACGGTCACGTCTGTGTCGCCGTAGCCCATTCCCAGGCCTGTTGTTGTGAGCGTGACCTGGCCGGATGAAACCGCAACCGATCCGCTGATGTTGCTGTCAGTGACAGCGGCAGTAATCGTTGCGCCGTTGAGCACGTCGGTAAAGTCTAGGACAGCTTTGCCTGTCTCGTTCTCGCGCTGTTGCAAGACAAACCTTCCGACGCGATGGTCTTTCGTGACGCCACGCAAGATCTCGCGATTGTTCTCGCGGTATCGGATGATCGGGTTGGGATAGGCCATCTTGCCTTCCTCTGCGTCACTTCACGAACTGTTGATTTGTAGACAGCCATGTAACTTGAAGCGGTAACGTATCCCGCAACAGGCGAATGCGTATGTTTGGGACATGCGCTGTGAAGCGCTGTGATGTTTGACAATCAATCGGGGCTGGCACGGCAGCAACCGTGTTCTCCAGCCCCTAACGGGAAAAGGACCCCGCTATGAACTACCT